ATGCGGCTAATGCGGCGGCTTATGCGGCTAATGCGGCGGCTTATGCGGCGGCTAATGCGGCTTATGCGGAAATGAAAACAAAGATAATAAATTACAGCATTAAATTAATTGAATCAAAAAATGAATAAAACGTGTCATACTTGTTCGCACCGTCAGACAACGGAATTTTCAGATGATTATTATTTCAGAGAATTTCTGCAATATGAAAAATACCATTGCGAACTTGACGGTGAAAAAATAGAATTGGATTCTAAATGTGAAGCATGGGAACTAAATGAAATGTATTATGAATATTTTGAAGAGGATGATTAGATTTTAATTAACTTTTTTAATAAAATATAGGTGAGATATGAATGATGACAATAAAACAGAAAAAATCATTAATGATTTATGTGAAATTCAACAAAATTTGGATTATAGGGCGTCTCATATTAAGGTAGCAATAACTATACTTGAAAATGAGTATGCTATGTTACAACAACTGAGTAATCGAATAATTAATATTCGAGGTAATTATTCATATTTAGACAAAGAAAGTTAAATAATGAAAAAATATTTTATAAATAAAACTGAAAAAAGAATAGACATATTTAATGAAAGACATTATAGGCGTATCATTGACGGTCAGGAAAAATGGTATATAAATGTTACTCATATTATAGACACTTACTCTGAAAAATTCGGAATAATGCAATTCGTTAAAAAGAATGGTGAGGACAGTGATGTCATACGTGATACTTATGCCATGCTGGGTTCCGAAGTTCACAATTTAATAGATAATTTCTTAAAAGGCGAAGTTATCAAATACCCGATTGATAGAGATAATTCAATGAATTTATTTGCATGGGAACGGTTTAACAAATGGATTGACAACTTTTATATTCCGGTTTTAAAAGATAAATATAATATTATAGAAGCTGAATTAATAGTTTACAATGACGAAACAAAAACGGCAGGTACTATTGATTTGGTTGCCGAAAATTCAGCGACAAACAAAATAGAGATATTCGATTGGAAAACAAGTAAAGCAATCTTTGAGGGAATGTATAAGCAAGTATCAACTTACGCTTGTATGCTCAGCATTGAACAAGCTATGAACTATATTCCTCTTGCTCATGTTGTATTAATAAATCCTGAATTAAACAATAAATGGATTAGGCAATATACATTAACCGAGACATCTAAAATTGAATGGTATTGGAATCATTTTAAAGATAATGCAAACGAAATAAAAAGAGAGAAGCCAAAATTTCTTTCACTTCCATTAGAAATCAGTATTAATAATTTATAAGGAGTAATTATGAGTAGAGATTTTATAGTTGAAAGTTCTTATGAGAACTGTCCTGAAGGCACATATCAAGCTGTATTGGCGGGAATAATTGATTTAGGTACTCAGGAAAATACAATGTTTGGAAATAAAGACCCGAAGATTGCATTGGTTTTTGAATTAAATGAGAAAAATTCTAAAGGCGAGAACTTTAAGATATACGAGGAATTTTCTCTGTATCTGAATGAAAAAGCTAACCTGAGAAAACTTATTGACGGGTGGAGAGGTAAGCCATTCAGCGAATCTGAAATCAAAGCATTTAATTTGAATGTGCTTTTAGGATTGCACTGTTTAGCCGGAGTGCAGTACAATCAAAAAGGATACCCGCACATTAAAACAGTTCTTAATATTCCGAAAGACGTACCTAAAATGGATAAAACAACAACGCCATTTATATTTAAAATATCAGAATGGGACGCTGATTTATTTGGTACATTGCCTGAAAGAATCAAGAAAAAAATAATGGCAAGTCCTGAAGCATCGAAAACCGTAACAAAAGAATCAGATACTAAAATTAATGAAAAATCAGAATCAGATGGAGATGTGCCATTTTGAGCAAGCCAGTTAAAATATTGGGTGAAGTGAAACAAGGTGTATATAATGCTTATGATACCTCTCTAAAATGCACTGGCAGGGCTGTATTGATGTTTGAAGGCAAGATTTTAGAAGTTAGTTTGCGAACTTATAAAGAGTTCAAACAACGAACCGGACAGCAAAACAGGTATTATCATGGCGTTGTAATTTCGCATTGCATTTCAGCAATTCAAGAACTTTGGGGTGAAACCTGGACTATCGAGCAAATTAAACAATATCACAAAGAGAGATTTGGACTGATTGAATATGAGCATGATAACGGTATTACGGTTGTTTATAAATCAACTGCCGATTACTCGGTTGAGGAACTTGTAATATTTATTGAGGCAATCAGAGACCATTTTGCAAAGGATTTTTGTTATTATATTCCGAGTTCAAATGAAACAAGATTTTAATAATTTATTAACAATCGGCTTGGGAAAGCGTTCAAGAACTCATCACCTTTGCGTGAGTACCAAGTCGGATTTAAAGGGAAATTATGACTTATATTTTACCAGTAATTGAAATAGCGGCTAAAGAAGCAATCAATAATTTTATGAAAATGGATGGTGATTTTGAACCCAAAATATTATTCATTTCACAATATATTGAATCATTAACAAAAGAACTTGAATTGCTGAAACAAAAGCAAGAACAAATAAAAATTAAAAATAATTGAGGTGGGATATGGCAAGGCAAGCAAATGCAGTGAATTTAGAAATTAATAAGGAACGTATATTAGAACATGTTGCTATGATACTTGACAATTATAAAATTGCAAATGTAAATTTGACTTTAAAAAAAGAAACTCTAAGTCATTATTTAGAGCAAGAAATATTTATAATTGAATTTAAAAAGATACCAGAACCAATAAGATTAGTTTCAAAATTCAATGAAGAAAATGAAGATTATATTCCTGAATTTACTGAAAGATTATTAAATAAATTATGAGTAAAACAATACAAAACTTTGAATCGAATCCTATTCTCAGGAAAAAAGCAATTACATTTATTTGTAGAATCTGTGAACTCTACTCTTTACCTTATGAGCAATTTACAAAGAATACACGTGTAAAGAAATTAATACCAATTCAGGTTGTTGCATGGGTAATTCTCAATGAATCTAATATGCCGTTCAAAGATATAGCAGAGCTATTCAATGACCGTAATATTTCAGGTATTGCAAAACCTTGTAAATATTTCCGTGAGAATAAAGCAAATTTACCGGACACTCATAGTCTTTATAATGAATTAAAAATAAAGGCTCTGGAGTGTGGCTTATGAGCAAACGATTTACTGAATCAGAAATTTGGAATGAAGATTGGTTTATTGAATTGTCAAAGGAATATAAATTATTTTGGTTCTATTTAAAAGACAAGTGCAATCATGCAGGGATTTGGAAGCCGAACAAAAAAGATTTTGAATTTAAAAATGATTGTAAAATTGATTTGAATGAAGTTCTAAAAATTTACAATCAAGAAAAACAAAGAATACAGATATTAAAAAACGGGCATTGGTTTATAATAGATTTCTTTGCTTTTCAATATGGCAATAAATTAAACATTAATTCCAATATGCACAAAAGCATTTATGCTATTTATCTAAAAGAAAATATAGATTTGACCTCAATCAGAGGTCTTCGAGAGGTCAACGATACCCTCAAGGATAAGGATATGGATAAAGATAAAGATAAAGATAAAGATAAAGAAGAAATAAGATTGGTTAATGATTCCGAAAAAGTAAAAGTTGTCGTTACGATAAACTTTGATTCGATATTTAAAGATGCAGTAACCACTTATCCCGGTACAAAAAGAGGCGTTGAAACTGAATTTACAGATTTCAAGAAAAAACATAAAGACCATGAAAAAGCAATACAATATTTACTCCCTGCAATTTTTTATGAAATTGACTGGAGAATCAAAGCAGAAAAATTCAATGCTGGTAAAAAAGACAAAGACAAAATACATATTCCAAGTTGGAAAAACTTTAAAACTTGGTTAAGTCAAAGATGTTGGGAGCAGGTTTTACCTGAAATTCCTGAAACAAAAGAAATAAAACAGAAATTTTTTGAATAATTATTAAGGGTGAATTATGATTTTAGAAACAGATGCCTTATTTCAAATCCATAGCCCTGCTGTTATGGTGGAAGATGGAAAAATGGGGACGACAAATTTATTAGAAATATCACTTATTGACGGCAAAGAGCCAGAGCAGTATTTCAAGGATTGGTTTAATACTCAAATTGCATTTATCGGCAAAGATTCATTATTATTTATTTTGCGGGAATTATTAGAGCAAATTGATTGTGAGAGAACTTTTAAAAAATTAGATATTCAACAAGAAAAGCCAAAGCAGAAATGGACTGACGAATTAGTATTAGAAGCTATTGAACATGCTAACTATCATACATTAGCACCAACACAAGTAGAAATCCTTGAGGCAATAGCTGAAATAAAGAAAGACAACAACATTGAATAAATTTCAGAAAATAGAATCAATGCCGATTGCAACTGAGATTGAGAATAAAATCATTGCCTCAATTTGCAGGGACGGTTCTAATATATTCAAAATATCGGAATATGTTACTCAATTTGATTTCTATTACGAACACAATCGGGACTTGTTCAAATTAGTTTGCGACCTCACAGACAAATTGCCGGTTGTAGATTTTGAGATTATATTCTCTGCATTACTGCAAAAAGGCAATACTGAATTATTAAAACGGTTACCTGAATTACAAAAGTATTATTCTCACAGTCTTGAATTTGATTGTTTGATTTTAAAAGAATATTCAATAAGGCGTAATTTAATTCAGCATCACAAAAAAAGTTTGTCAACTGCATTGGACACAACAAATGATGTTTTAGAATTGGTTTCAAATGATTACTCGGCAATCGAAAACATCAGTAACGAAATTCAATCAGTCAATTCTAACAATGAAACTTTAGAAATAATCTGCAAAGATATAAGCACAAAACTTTATGAGAACAAATTATACAAAAAACAATTTCTAACACAGTTTGAGAAACTCAATAATGTAACAGGTGGGTTTTTAGACGGCGATTATATTTGTATCGGTGGACGTACTTCTATGGGTAAATCTGCATTGGTTCATTCGATTACTCATTACGGTATTCAGCAAAATAAACGAATAGCGTTTTTCAGTTATGAAATGTCAACACTGCAAAACACCTTCAGGCAGGTCTCTATAATGACAGGTATTCCGTTATACAAATTAAGACTATTAAAAAACCTTACTGAAACTGAAAAAGAAAAAGTATTAGCGGCTTTATCTGAAATAGAAAAAATGAAACTGCATTTTATTTACAGTGCCGGAAAGCCGATTACAGATTTAATAGTACGTGCAAAAAGTCTGCATAGTAATTATGATTTGGATTTGATAATTATAGATTACATTCAGCGGATTCATGGAGCAAAGAATTACAGCAACGAACACGCTGAATTAACCGACATATCAAAGCGGATAAAAGATTTATCTGCAAATTTAGGATTGCCGATTTTAGTTCTTTCACAGGTCAACCGTGAGTTTAGAGACCGCAACAATCCGTTACCGACATTATCAGATTTACGTGGTTCAGGTTCAATCGAAGAAGATAGCGAAATAGTTATATTCGTTCACAGACCAGCAAGACTATTAAGCGACAATGAACGATTCAATAAATATGAGCAAGGTGTTGAGGACGATTGTAGTTTAATTATTGCAAAGAACAAAGGCGGAGACACCGGAAGCGTGAAAGCAAACTTTGATTCCAGACGTGCATATTACTTAAATGGAGATACAGATAATAAATTAAATTTTGATGAAGATAAACCTAAATTTTAACTATGACAAAGCATAATTGTATTAAAGAGATTTTGGAATTTAATCCAAAAGAATTATCGGAAATAAAACAAGAAGTTTTTGGACGATATTTCAAAACGGTAAAAGGCTGTAAACTTTGGATTAAAAAAGAACTTTACAAAACAACGGAATTACAATTAAATAATGTTTTATTAATATTAAGAAATAAAGAGGTGAGCTTGTGAAACTGATAATGATTATTCTAACATTGCTATTAGCAATATTAACAATAGTTAATGTGGTTAATAACGATTACATTCATGCTACATATGATTTGATATTATGTTCTTGGTTAACAATTATGATTAAACTGGATGAAATAAAAAAAGAGGTCTCAAATGCTAACAGTAAATAACAGAACGATTGACGAACTGATTAGTTATGCAGAAACAAGAAAACTTCAATCTGAATCAAAACATGAGACTGAATGCATTGAAGGAATAATTTATATTCTTGCTAAAGCAAAACAGCAAGACGAAACTGAATGTTTTGAAACAAGAAAAAATCCAATAATAACGAAAGAGGTGAGTATATGAAAACTTTAAAAGAACGATGGAAAATAGCTTTAAAGAACCCAGTGTATATTTTATTGTGGGTTTTAATAATTGGAATATTTTTGTTTCTGATTGTTGCTTGCTATAATTCAGACGACAAAAATTTTTTCCAATTAAAATATAATGTCGGACAAAAATTGTCCAGAAATGAAATCGAATATCTGGAAACTGAACTTTGGTTGTATAAAATGTATCCTAATAAATGCAGGGAGTTTGGCACTTATGGTAGGACTACTAATATTTATAAAGTAGATTCTAATAATGTTTTAATTGGATTTTTTCGGAAATAATTGACAATATTTGTCAACATTTTTTTTAACAATTTATAGGGTGAGTGGTGGAAAGATTTGACGCTTATAAAATTGAGCCTGATAATATTCATAGAGATATTCAGGATTCGTTTGTAACCGCAAACGGCAGATTACAGCCGAAAGAGAAATTAACAGCAAAGCAGACTGAATACTTTTTACGAAAGTCATTTGAAACGCTTTTAATGAAGTTTAAATCTGAGGACATACTTTATAGGTTAGGTCAAGCCGTTCTCTTTGTGGCGGCTTTGTATGGTGTGTTTAAGATGATATTTTAAAATTAAAGAGAAAAAAAACACAATATAGAATAGTTCATTGAGGCAAGGGTATGAAGCCACACCAGTCAGCTTGTTAGTTGGTACGCTACGTTGTGGAACTATCGCAGTACCCTTGCTTCTTTTAAACGTACTTTGAAAAACTGGAACGGTGATGAAAACATCAGAATAAGACAGCGAAATGATAGTGTCGAACTGTCCTCAGTATAGTGAGAAGTTAATAACACATTATATTGATTGTGAGAGCTATCCCGTTCCAGATTTATTAACAACAATAAAGGTGATTTATGAAAAAGAAAATAATAAAAGGTGATAGATTACAGAGATTACAACTTGATATTCAGAAATGGAGTGATTCCGCTTTTGGTAAGAACAGAAATTCATTACCTATGGTATATCATTTAAAAAAAGAAATTGAAGAACTCATAACGGCTTTATTAGATGTTTGCGGAATGGGTGTTGATGTCAGTGATGAAGCATTAAGAGAAAAATATCACAGGGTTGTTATGGAATATGCAGATTGTTTTATGCTTTTAATAGATTCAGCCGCACACTTTCCGATTGGAACGGGTGCTTTGCTTAATGCTGTTGAAAAGAAACTTGAAATTAATAAGAAAAGAAAATGGGGGGAACCTGATAAAAACGGAGTTGTCGAACATATTAAAATGGCAGGTGATTTATGAAAACATCAGAGCAAATATTGGAAATAATTGATAAAAAGATTGCAGAGTTTGAACATTGGACAGAGATAATGAAAGAACCGGATAATATTACTGATGTTAGTGAACTCATTGTAAATTTAATTCAATTAGAGAAATATAATATACAAGTAGGGTTACTCAAACAAATCCGAAAGGAGATAGTATGATAATTGATGAATTAAAAGAACTGATTATTCAGTACGAAGATGAAGGGGAAATAGGTTTAAACGCTTATACTGACTTAATCGATAAATTAGAGCAACTCAGACCGTTTATTAAAACTGAACTTGATATAACATATATTGAATATGGAAAAATAATGTTCCAAGCAAAATATGAATTTAGAGATAATTGGAGTGAGTATATCTTTCAAGAAGAACAGAAAAGGTATAAAAGACTTGTAGATTTAGGTGAAAAGGAGCAAATATGACAGAGCAAGACAAGTATATTGAGAAGTTGCTCGAATATCAGAAAAGCAAACTACAATCCATTATCACTTATTCAGATGTTAGAGAATTACTCCAGACCACACTTGACGACAAAGGTGAGGCTTGTGAAAAGGTATTAACTGATTATTATTACGATAATATTGATAACGGTGTTCCTGCGGGAATGATTGAATTGGCAAGTTTAATCCGTAACGCTATACCACAGTTGAAGGAGGTGGAAATAACAGATGACGAAAGGCGTAGGGACGAATACCAAGCTGAACATGATACTCTGAATAATCTTTATTACTCAACTTGGAAATGAGGTTTGATATGAGAGAAAAATTAAATTTTATTTTACTGTAATATTTGCGATTATAGTTATCATAATTGGTATTGTTGGAATAATTACTATTGCTAAGATTCGCTCTGATTATCCTAAAACAAGAACTATTATTATTGAAAGAAAAATAGGAATGATATAAGATACTATTTATGATTCTTTTAACAAACAAAAGAGGTAACATTATGAAAAAATTAATTAGTAAAATATGGTGTTTTTTAAGAGGGCATGACTTTGTTGTAGAAGGCGAATTTCAAAATGAATATAGCAAATGGGGTGCTTATAGATGTACGAGATGCGGCTACAATCATGTTTGGCAATACGATTACAGGTAACATTATGACAGAGCAAGAAAAATATATTAATAACCTTTGGAAAAGCAACTGTGTTTTAATTGAAGGACAGGATACTCGTGGTTACGATTTTAAAGTCATGTATGAAACTGGATTTATATTAGCACTTCAAACCGCACTTGCTGATAAGGGTGAGGCGTGTAAGAATGCTTATGACAAATATTACCCGAATGATTGTATAGGTGAAAAAATCCGCAACGCTGTGCCACAAACAAAAGAGGTGAGAGATGCCGACAATTAATTTCACAAAGTTTATAGATAAAGTCGAATCCGGTGAGAAACGACAGACTATCAGAGCGATAAGAAAAAGACCTATTAAGGTTGGGGATAAACTTTATTTATACTCAGGATTGAGGACTAAGGGAGCAAGGAATTTGCTAATAAAACATATTGTAAAAATTGACATGAGTTGTCATTACGATATGTATGGTAAATCATGTTATATTACCTGTAAAGAAGTGCATGAGGTTGAGATGTATTATTCTTATCATTGGGAGGGAGGTAGCCGTAATAAATTTTATAACATCACTATTGATAATAAAAATATTAATAATCGAAAAAGATTAATGTTGGCAAAAGCAGATGGATTTAATAGTTATAAAGAAATGTTTAACTGGTTTGAAAAAACTCATGGACTTCCATTCAAAGGACAACTAATTAAATGGTAACAACAACAAAAGAGGTAAACAATGAAAAAAAAATATAAAGTTCAAATTGAGTATAAGCAAGGAGTAACCCCTTATCCGTTTAATTTTGATGTTAAACCAAGTAAGATTTTAAAAGTGGTTATCAAGGAACTAAAAATCAATAGTATTAAACTTGAGGATTTAAACAGTATTCATATTGAAAGGGTAAACAATGATTGAAACATTATTTGGGTATATCTTTTTATCCATTATAATATTACAATGGATTATAGTTATAACCTTGTTTTTACTTGGAAAGGGTATAAAATTCAAAGTAGAATTTGTCATGCTATTTATTCCTTTTGTGTGGCTTTTTTATTTGTATTTGTTTATTGAAGAAAGATGGAAGAAGTTATTATGAGCATTGAAACGCCAGCATTTGAAGTCTGTGAAGAACTAAATAAGTATTTGCAGATAATAACTAAATTTTACAAAATGGCTGATGGAAAGGATTACACTATTGAGGAACTTTCTGAAAGGCAAAATTTTGAAAACTTGGAATACTATCCCGCACCCACGCTTGTTGAGTTGTTGAGGATAAGCCCTACAAATCTCGAAATAACCAATTATATTAAAAACAAGACATTTAATGTTACTCATTATCAAAGATATATAAAATTAGTAGAAATACCAATTACCGACAACCTCACAGAAGAAGTCGCAAAAATAATTATTGAGTATTATAAACAAGGAGAAAAGAAATAATGGCATGGAATCCAAGTCCTAAAGTGGCAAAAGCAAGAGATATTGGCAAAGAATACAACAAGAAAATTGTTTTAATTATTATGATAGATGACGAAACCCAAGAAATTATAAGTTATGGCGGAACAAAATTACTTTGTAAAGAAGCCGATATATTAGGTGAACAATTATCAAAAACAATTTATGATTTTTATGATAAGTTAAATAATACAGTGAATAAAGGTATTGAATTGTTTAAAAATTTACAAGGAGAAAAGAAATGAGTGCTAATAAAAGAAAAACAAGAAATGAAGAGTATGTTATTGCAGAAAAAATGCTATATCAAATTAATCTACCTTACGCTTGTTATGGAATTGAGGTTAAAGATAATAGAGTGATTTTAGCTCCACCGATTGCAAAATGGATGCTCGGTAAAAATATAGAAATAATTAAAAAATGGGTAGAAAATAAACAAGGAATAATTAAAGAGGTAACATTATGATAATTGATGAATTAAAAGAACTGATTATCCAGTACGAAGATGAAGGTGAAATTGGCGTAAATGCTTATACTGACCTAATTTTTAAATTAGAGCAACTCAGACCGCTACTCAAAACCGAAGGTGATAATCCTATTGCAGTAGAAAAAATTGAAAGTTTAATAACCACAATAAAACAACTGCTGGAGGTGACATTATGAAAGTATTAGTAGCTTGTGAGTTTTCAGGAATAGTCAGGGAAGCATTTAAGAAAAAAGGACATAATGCCTGGAGTTGTGATTTATTGCCTACTGAAATTGAAGGCAACCATATTCAAGGTGATGTTTTGGAAATTCTTAATGACGGTTGGGATTTAATGATTGCTCATCCACCGTGTACGTTCTTGACAGTAACTGCGAACAAATGGATGAAGCCTGAATTTGAATCAAGGTTTCCTACAAGAAAAGAAGATAGGAAAAAGGCAATAGAATTTTTTATGCAATTAATCAATGCACCAATAGAAAAAATTTGTGTCGAAAATCCAGTGGGAATTATGAGTACGGTTTATCAGAAACCAAGTCAGATTGTTCACCCTTATTTTTTCGGTCATAAAGAACCCAAAAAGACTTGTTTATGGCTTAAGAATTTACCACTGTTAACTTCGACTGATATGCAAGAGCCGGAATATGTAACGACTAAATCAGGTAAGCGTATGCCCAAATGGTGTTGGCATGATATGCCTTCTAATTCCCAAGAAAGAACAAAATTCAGAAATAGAACATTTCAAGGTATAGCAGATACAATGGCAGAACAATGGGGATAATTGACATTANAAACAAACAGGAGAAAAGAAATGATAACTGAATTTAAAACTTTACAAAACTTAAAAGATTTCTGCAATCAACTCACAGAAGCACAATTAAAGTTACCTGTGGTTGTTGTAGAAACTGATAGGAATGATGATTTGGAGATATGCGGTGAAATATATGATTGCGACCAAATTAATCCATCTGGTTATGGTTTAGAGGATATTACCGACTATTCAGAAGGGGACGGACAATACGACCCTGAGAACGATATTACCGAAGAATGTATTATAGCAAAAACTGGTGAAATAAGATTTATTATTGATATAAAATTTGAACAACAACAAGGAGAAAAGAAATGAAGATACAGCTTATCTTAACAATATTAGTAGCAATAATATTATTTATTGCTTCAATGGTATATTTTTGGCAACAAGAATTACAAACTTCGTTTATTTTACTGGGTATATCCGTTATATTATCAAACCAAATCGGAGAAAAGAAATGAAAATTACAAGTGAATTAATTGATAACTTGATAAATAAAATTCAAGAAATACAAAGGAAATATTACAATGAGTCTCATATTTTACCAAAAGAAGCTGCTTTTGAGTTAGAAGATTTATTGTTTGAATGGACAAAGATGTTAAATTATGCACAAAAGAAATGAGGCTTAGTTACAACACTAAAAAGCAAGTATTGACACCTGAATTTGTCAGGAAGTTTGTTGAATTATATGTTAAAATTAATGAGAAAATACTGCAAAGCAAAGACACCGGAAATAGAGAAACAGCGTCAACGGTGCAGAACTTGGTACAAAAACCATAAGAAAATGAAAACTGAATATACTTATAAGTATTACAGAAGAAATAAACTTGAATTAAAAATTGCTATGATAGAAAGGTACAAATATTATGAAAACTTACTCACAAAGCGGTGAAGATGTTATTATACAATTCATTTTCAACAATATTGGCATTAAGACACCAACTTACATTGATATTGGGGCATATCACCCGACAAAGTTAAGCAACACGGCTTTATTCTATGAGCAAGGCTCTACTGGTATTAATGTTGAGCCGAATCCAGATTTATTCACTTTGTTTTTAGAGCAACGGAAAAATGATATTAATTTGAATATCGGAATTACTGCCTCATCAGGTATAAAGCCATTCTATAAAATGAACGCTGACACAATGTGTGTATTCAAACAAGAAGATATGAATGAATATATACAAAAGCACGGATTCTATTTAAAAGGTACTATTGAAGTTGAAACAGATACAATAACAAATGTTATCAATAAATATTCAAATGGAGTTTACCCGGACTTATTAAGCATTGATGCTGAAGGCTGTGAGTTGGAAATATTGAAATCCATTGATTACACAATGCAATTGCCGGCTGTTATTTGTGTTGAAACATTACCATATTCGCACACTTTGAAGTGGTTGCCAAAGGATAAAAATATATTAGAGTTTTTAATTCAAAAGAATTATAAGCCGTATGCAGATACTTATATTAATACTATTTTTGTACTTGGGAGATATTTATGAGTACAGACCGGCACATTGACACAAACCGTTTAGACCAAGTTTACAAAGACATGGAAACGGCACGTGAACAAGCAAAGTCAATCAATGACCTGAAAAATGCCATTACAAAAGCACGTTACCGCTATGTACGGGCTTTTGAGCTGTATAACGGTGGTTTATTAGCTTATACTGATTTAAAGCGTGTAGAAGTCGAAAGAGACCGCTTGATTAAAAAAGGTGAAAGTTTGGGGGTTAAGAATTAATGCTTGAAATAAATAAAATATACTGTGAAAATAATCTTGAGACAATGTCACGTATGCAAGATAACTTTATTGATTTGACGGTTACAAGCCCGCCATACGATAATTTACGAACTTACGAAGGTTTTGAATGGGACTTTAAAAAGGTTGCTCAGGAACTATTTAGAATAACAAAACAAGGGGGCGTTGTTGTTTGGGTTGTAGGAGACGCAACAATCAATGGAAGCGAAACAGGAACATCTTTTAAACAAGCATTATATTTTAAAGAAATAGGATTTAATCTGCATGATACTATGATATATGGGAAAAATTTTGTTAGTTTTCCAAGTTTGAATAGATATAACCAAGTGTTTGAATATATGTTTATTTTTAGTAATGGGTGTATTGAAAATTTTAATTTAATTAAAGATAAAAAGAATATAGGTTGTGGTGAAATCGAAAAATCAAGTTCGCAAAGAAATAAAAACGGGGTTTTATCAAAAAGAAAAGTACACACAACTCAAAAATATTCAATTAGAAATAATATTTGGAATTACAACACTGGATGGGGTCACACCTATACTGAGGAGTATTTAAAGGAACAGCCAGCTATTTTCTCACTGCAATTAGCCAAAGACCATATTTATAGCTGGAGCAATGAAGGTGATTTGGTTTATGATTGCTTTATGGGTAGCGGCACAACTGCAATAGCTTGTTTAGAACTCAATCGAAATTTTATCGGTTCTGAAATATCTCAAAAGTACGTGGATTTAGCAAATAAAAGAATTGAATTATATAAATCTCAACTAAAATGTTTTTGATATTCGATTTTAAATAATTATCTTTGCATATAGCTTTTGTTTTGTGAAAGAAATAAAGCCTCAATTTCCTCTGCGGAAATGCTGTGAAACCTGAACCTAAAAAATTCAGGTTTTTTTTATTCAAATTATTTGTTATATTTTTGCTGAATTATTTGAATGGTGAATTATGCAACGTAAAGTTAATCAGCCGAAAAAACGTAAAACACGTAAGGATAAAAATATATCGAAACCTACAATGCGGTCTATCTCTATTGACTGGGAGCAAGTTGACGGTCTTTTAATGAAGTTCTTAGACGTCTCGCAAGTCGCTGAAAGATTAGGAATTAACTATGATACTTTGGAACGTAGAATCATTCAGGAAAAAGGTGTGTCAGCACTCGACTATAAAGCACTTAAAAGAAAAAAGGGTGAAGCAGTCCTCAAAGAAGTACAATTTGAGTTAGCTGTTGGTAAAAGAAAAAAGGTCAAACAAGCTGATGGAACTGAATCACAAGAGTACACAGAAAAACCAAATGTAGTAATGTCAATCTTTTTAGGTAAGAACGAACTTGGACAATCCGACAGATTAGAGCAGACCGTCAAAGGCAAATTGCAAGTAACGAATTTTGAGAAGAATCAATTAATCGAAATACTCAAAGGTGCTATTGATGACGACAGCGACAAAGACACCGCCGAGACTTCATAAGTTAACACCTGAAATATTAAAGCAAATAGCAATCGGCAGTTTGCGTTCATATATTCCGTATATCAGTCCAACATACAAAGCACCGAATCATTTAAAAGAATTTACAAATCATTTAGACGATATTGCAATTCGTAAAATGACAAAGAAGTTAGTAGTATCAACACCACCACAACATTACAAGACTGAATCATTAATGCACTTCATACCATTATATTTAGAACACAGACCGGAGCTAACCGCCGCTTATGCTTCATACTCATATCGTCAGGCATACAGTAAAATGAAAAAATGTTTTGATTATACGCATATTGCACAGATACCATTTAATAACAGGTTCAACAGTGTTGACGAGTTCAGAACTATTGAGGGCGGCGGGTTTCTCACTACATCTATTGAAGGGCAGTTTACCGGACAGCGAGCCGATTTGATTATAATTGATGACCCGCTTAAAGACAGATTAGAAGCCGATAGTAGAATTATCAGAGATAATATATGGAATTGGTTTACTGATGTTGTAGAGTTGCGTATGAGACCGGAAGCAAGTGTTGTAATAGTAATGACACGCTGGCATCCACAAGACTTAATCGGTGAATTAATTAATACAAGAAATGATTTTGAGATAGTACGAATACCAGCATTAGCGGACAACTTAAATGAGACCGGTAAAAAAGAAAAAAAAGATTATTTGAACAGAGAATTTGATACTGCATTATTGCCGGAGATATTTCCGACTGAACATTTAAAAAAAATCAGAGAAGACAAACCATATACATTCTCATCAATGTATCAAGGTCTCCCTCGCACACGTGATTCACAGATATTCAAAGACGCTTATTATTTTGATACAATGCCTGACCATTACCGTTTATATGTAGGTGTTGACTTAGCTTATTCAGAGAAGCGTAGAGCCGATTACACAGCCGTTACGGTCTTAGCTAAAAATGAGAAGTTCAAATATATACTCTATGCAGAACGTTGGCAAAAAGACATTCATTACACAAAACAAAGATTAAAAGAATTGCAGTTAAAATATAACGTACCGTTTGGTGTCGAGGCTAACGGTACTCAGCTTGGTATTTATGATATAATAAAAAAAGAAATAAAAGCAAAACCGTTACAACCGAAAGGAGATAAATATGCACGGTCTCAGGAAACGGCTGACGATTGGAATACCGGACAAATTTTAATACCAAGAAATGCAGATTGGACAAATGATTTCTTAGAAGAAATAAACGAATTTACCGGAGTTAAAGATACACATGATGACTTCGTAGATTCTTTAGTATATGCAAACGAACAAACTAAATTTTTACAACCATCTTTTAGTTGAGGTACAATATGAAATTCTCTTTTGAGTTCTCTGGACGTAACAAGGCTAAGGCACTTACTCCGCAGATACAACCAAGCACATTATCAACTTTGATACCGACAACGACAGGTTTCCGAGACCGTCTTGTCAAGCAGATTGATATTGCTACATTCTTGTCTAACTGGACTTATGCTAATGTCAATGCACGTACAAAAGCATTAAGCAATATTGTCTTTTACATTGCAGACGACAATAATAATCCGGTTAAAAATCATTGGTTCAATGCAATAATGCAGACACCTAACCAGTTCTTGCAATGGAAAGATTTAGTTAAGATTATTCAAAAGTGGTTAGACTATTCCGGTAACAGCTATTTGTTAGCAGAGTTCTTCGGCTCAGATAAAACACCGCTTTCATTCATGCCGATACCGGCAACATTCGTAACACCGACTATTGATAACGGGATTTTAATTTACAAAGTACAAACTAATATCGGAATTAAGATTTATGATTCAACTCAGATAGTTCATTTCAAGACACCATCAATAAGCAACAACACTGCTGAAAGTTTAATCATGGGAAAACCTGAGTTATTATTAGCGGCAACCGATGGAATACTCACAGATGAAAATTCAATCGAGTATCTTAAAAAATTCTTTTTCAGAGATGCAATGGCTCCGCTTGTAATCAAAGTAAAAGAAACAATAGGTAAAGAAGCGGCTACCATTTTAAGGGATTCCATTCAAGAGAAATTCCCAAACTTAGATGTTACCGGTGTATTAGAAGGTGATGCTGATATTACTCCGATTACACAAATTGATTTAAAGAGTAGCGGCTTACCGGCTGACATTGAGGCGAGTGTGATAAGACGTCTTACTGCAATCTTTGGAGTACCTCAAGGATTACTCACCGGTGAATTTCAGAACCGTGCAACTGCCGAACTACACAAAGAATGGTTTTATGAAAACACAGTAGAAGACATTGCACAAACTTTTGAATATACCATAACGAAATATCTCAGGCAATTTGAATCGAATATAAAATTAACACATGATAAAATTCAGCACTCAGATTTTGAACGTGAAATAAAGAAACGTGAATTTATGTTCGCAACCGGAACTATAACAAGAAATGAATTACGTGAAGAAGAAGGATTGCCTGAACTCAAAGACGGTGATAAAATATTAGTCTCAACGGCATACACGTTGCTTGATAATCTTTCAGCACCGCCTCCTACTGTTAACGTGCCTCAACCTCAGAAGTCGCTTACAAACGATTTCTGGAGCATTGATTACAACGAATACCCAATGCTTACGAAATACAAGGTCTGGAAAGCGTTTGATGATATGGCAACACCACATTATTGGAAAATCAATAAGGCACTCATTTCAGCTTTCAATGAATTGGAGAATATCGTTATTGCAAATATCAAATCAAAGAAAATAATAAAATTCTATGAAGTCAAAGAAGGTATTTCAGGTGAGGCAATATTCGATACAGAGAAGGCACTCAAACAATTTATGAAACATTGTGATAAAGATTTAAGAGACCTCATAAAGAAAATGCTTAAAGCAAGTGCTGATTTGATAGACGCTGAAATTGTCATTGATGACTTCACAAAAACTATTACTGAATTAATTGATAACAGTACAGACAAAATACGTGAATCAATTAACACGGTGCATAGTGAATTGAAAGACGAAATCAAAGGCATTGCACTTGCTAACCCAAAAGCCTCAGAAAAAGAATTGTTGACTTTAATTGTCAATGCAACCTCAGACCGCTTCACTTCGATATATAAAGAATCAAGAGCCAGAATGATTGCACGTACAACAACCACGTCAGCAACAACCGGCAGTGAAAGAGTAGTATTTAATGAGTTTGGTTTCAAATACGTGTGGACGAGCCAGCGAGACGGCAAGGTGCGTGATACACATAAATCAGCAGACGGCAAGAAACCGGATAAAGAAGGAAACTTTCATATCGGTAACGGTGTCGGTAAGAATCCCGGAGACTTGGGGGCAGTCGAGGAAGATGTTAATTGCAGATGTTATTTATTTCCAACTAAATGAAAGGTGAGTTATGAAAAACTTTAATGT